AGATAGTTTATGAAAAAAATATCTATCCGGTCTTTTAGTAAAACTTTCAAGTTTTGCCGTAACTCGGCCACCGTATTTAAAATAGTCGTAATCGGTCGTGAAATGATTTTTGACCGACAAATAGACTTTAAATACATCAAAACCGCCATACATATTACTTCAACAAATATTTAGCACTCAAAGGAAACTTCTCTTCTAAATGATTGGTAATCAATTGTGATACCATTCTAGTTTCTGCTTGTGAATCATCCTTATTTCTTAAATTACAAACTCTAGCAAATGCATATAAACTGCCTGACCAATACCATTCTGTCATCATGTTTTGTGGTAAAACCATTCTTGCCATCTCAGGTGCAATATCGGCCTTTAAAAGATTATTGTAAGTCTCTTTTACATATTGAATTGTTGAGTTAATATCATATTCAACTTCTTCATTACTAGAACCTTGTTTTTTATTCTCTGCTCTTTTACGCCATTTTGCTGGAATATAAAATTCTGGTTCATCATCAACATATCTACGACTAACTTCGTTCCATGCTAGACCAACTTGATGTTTTACCAACTGTCTTGCTACAAATACAGGCGCTTTGATTCTAAACTGCATAAAACAATGACTAAACGGAGACCAATGGTCATGTTCAGCCAAGTATCTAATTAATCTTTCTTCTTTATCGGGGTCAAAATCTAACTTTGTTACCTCTTTTGCAAAAGAAACTCTAGCAGAATTAACAACAGTTAAATCACTACCCATAAAATCTATTAGTGATACAAACATTATACTGGTAATTTCCCACCTTTCTCTACTTTAAGCATATTGGCGTTCATAGCCTCAACTTGGATTTTTTCTTTTAATGATTTTGAAATTAGACGGCTAGTTGTTTCTATTTCAATATTGTTTTGTTCACAATACCAAACTATAGCGTCCATATAAGTGATAGGTCGTTTTTCTTTAACAACATTCTCAATAATTAAACTAAATTCTTTACTATTCATATTCTCTTTTATATCACATTAGCTGTTAAATGTAAAGTGTGGAGTGTTTCTGTTGCTAAGTACACTCCACAAAACTCCGGCTAACCTATACTAGGCCGCCATTGGTAAATCGTAAGATTCGCCAGTTAAAAATGCGTTTTAGTTCGCCAACTATTACTCTCTTCCGATTCTTTCAACATCTGTCGACCCTAAATCACCCCCTCTATAAACACTCTATACAAATGTGTATAGAGGGAGGGATTGGTGGAGGTGGAGGGAATTGCACCCTCGTCCAGTCTGCCTATTGCAATCAGCGTCAGCAAGTAATTCTTATAAACCCGTTTGTACTTTCGAGCTTCTTAAATCAAAACTTCTATACAAAATACAAGTCTCATTTCCAGATGGTGACATTGCTGTTGATATAGATTCATCACCGTTCTTATGTAAATAAAATGCTACCCAATATGCTGGTTCGCCGTCTGGTTTTGAGCCTTCTCTACCTATAGATACATATTGTAATTCAAATTCGTTGTCTTCAAGATATCTAACAATTTCTGGTGTGTCACCACAAATTACTGGAATATGTTGCCATCTGAAATCATATCCATGGTCATCTGCATTAGCAAATGTTGAGAAGAACAGAAATAATATAGCTATGTATTTAAACATGGTCGTCCTCTCCTAAGAGACCATTATGACTTTGTGCCTTTTGTCTTCTCTTCGTAATATTTATAAAAGTATTTAATCGCCTTTTCTAGGTCATCAAGGTAATCTTTTTTCTCTTTTACAAACGCTCTAGCTGCGCCATCTTCGGATGCCATCAGAATTACAATCTGTTCGATAGGTGTACCAAATAACTCTTCATACATCATTGCATAAGCAGTTGTCTGAATATAGTAGTTTTTGTTCCACTCATCATTTCTTTCTTTATTGGCTGTCTTAAAGTCAATAACAGAAAGTTTACCATTGTATTCTGCGATACAATCAACCTGACCTGCAACAGTTAATTTTTTACTGTACATGATTGTTTCTAAACAATGTACATTATCAACCTGTGCTAGATAAGGTTTAAGTAGTGAAAATAGTCCTAATGGTAGGACATCTCTAGTTGAAGGTGTTTTACCTTGTAGGTATTCTTCAATTAAGGTGTGGGTGACTTTACCTCTACGAGCAGCTCGACCCATTTCCCATTTAGCAGCCTCTTCGCCGACATTTCTACGCCATGCGTCAAGACCTGGTTTTGGTTGCGCTCCTAATACAGTTGTGATAGACGGAAACGCCTTACCATCAACTTCATAGAAACGCATACCGTCAATTCTTTTACCTTTTGTTTTAGGTAATTTAGTATCATCAATCTGTACAAAATTTGTCATAATAATATCCTCATATTTACTGCACTTAATATAACATCATATCTTAATATTGGCAAGCCTCAGGTGCCTTTTCTTGAATATAAATCATTCAAGTAATTTCTATCCTGTTGACAGGCTTGTTCTTTCTTTCAGTCAGTAATAGTTAATGCTAACTCAGTTGTTTCGTTAACTCTTCTAGTCCAACCTCTACCAAAAGTTTCAAAGGTACTTAATTGTTCATAGTAACTTTGTCTAGCCGCTTGGTAATCTTTAATCGTGTCTTCGATACCCTTTTCTTCGACATAACCTTTCAAAGTTCTTAGTGTATTAGGACCAATACCACCATCAACCACAGTACCAATCATTTTTTGTAGATACTTGGCCGCTCTGCCTGGACCTGCATTTACACCAAAATCAAAAACACAAAGGTCCAAACCACCAGGTAGTTCGTCACCTTTTACTTTGTCCCAATAACCAGTTTTGTAAATCGGCGCTACATCTTCAACTGTTAAGTCTTTCATATCTTTTGTGCCACCAAACTCTTCATAGACTCTTTTGGTAACACCTAGATTAGTTTCGCCACCAGGATCCTTAGGATGATTTACATATCCACCTTCGTGGTGTAAAATTGTCTCTAAACACTTATCGTAATTTGATTTCATTTAGTTTTTCCTTCGCTTGTAATTTTAGCTTTTTCATTTCTTTTATCTTGTGCCATAATGTAGAAGACCTATCATTCTTTCGTTGTTCTTCAAGTTTATTAACTTCTTTTTTCAACTCTTTATGTTGGTCTTTTGCGTTCATAAATTACCCCCTTGTAATTTTTAGAAACTTCTCAATTTGTGCCTTAATGATTGGCGTTCTATTTGGCCAATGAATATAAGGCTCGTCACTCTTCATAAGATTATATAAGAATGGTAAAATTAGTTTTTCTGCCTCTTTAAATCTAGCAGTAACATCTTCACTTTCAAGTGTTTTGGTTACTTGGTCTTTTTCTGCTACGATTTGCATGATTTCATTCATCATACTTTTGATATCACCGACATCTTCTTTTACTTTTGCAAGTTCAAGATTGTTGGTTTCAATAACAGAGGTATCTACCTGAGGTGTAGTTTCAGGTGCCTTACTAACAGGCGTAAAACCCCAATCATCATCAATATCAAACCCACGCATATAATCTGGTAAATCTTTTGACATTACTTACCTTTCTGTCGTTTACGGTGTTTTGCTATAACTTGTTCAGTTTTAATTTGTTTAGTCGATTTTTTACCGTGTTGTTGAGCAAACGGTGAGGTTGGATGTGCCTCAGCAATTCTGGACATGTTTTCTTTCCAACCATTATCGTTTTTATGTGTAATACCTTGTATGCCACCTACAATATTTATAGCAGTAAGTCTTTGTTTAATGTGTTTATTCTTCTTTAGATAAACTTCTTTATCTGCAATAGTAAAAAACTCATCAAAGACCTCACCTGTCTTTGTATTCTCAAAAGTATAATTTGGCATTATTGTTTAAATGGGTCTTTCTTTACAAAATACTTATTAATCATTTCTAATTGGTCGTCATATTCAGCAACAATCTTTAGTTCTTTTTCAATCTCTGAAAGAACATCACCATGTTCACCAATACCAACTGCCTTCTGTAGTAACACTTCAACATTTGTTTTATGTTTTTCAATATGGCCTTCAGCATGTTTCTTTACAGCTTCAATAATTTGTTCACGCATTTTTTACTCCTTCTAAGTACCATTCTGGCGTTTTTGCTGGACTTTTCCAAGTCGCAAATCTTTTTTTCTCTAGTATATAATATCTTCGATAACTACCAACACCATCACCTGGTATTTTACAGTGTTCAGGCATAGCAGGTTTAATTGGTGTTGCAAT